TCCACGGTCGGCGACAAGGCAAACCTAATCGTGGGGTCTTTGGCAAGTTCTTGCACGTTCTCCCACAGCTCGGTAATTGACTCGGCAATGAACGCGACGGTGACAAGCACACGACCGTCAGACAGGTTGACACATCTGGTTGCGCTGTATCGGGAGTCGTCCAGCGATGATTCGATGGCTACCACGCCACCGCTGGGCACTTCACCGTGGTATTCCAAGGACGGCCAACGCCCTGGCTCAATCCATCCGCGCACAACACTTACCCAAAGGTTTAAGGATGCGCGCAAGAATGACGCGCGATCAGGGTTAGTTGATTCCTGCCTGATTGTGTCCATGTCCAACGTATAACCGAGCGCAGGATTGCCCCACGCCCAAGACGCAGGATGCAACGGGTCAAGGCTGGGGTCTGGGCTCCATTCCGCCATGTACATCGTGGACGGTTCGCCTTTGTCAATCGCTCGAATGCCCGCCTCACGCCAACGCTGAAACAACACGGATTCCTCGGTGCCAGCTGTGCTGAAAAAGCAAGCCAAGGGATTCTTTCTAGCGCGCTGTGCCGGCAACAGCCCGCCCTCAACCGAGTCAGGGTTAACGTCAAACAACTCGTCCACGATCACAAGGTCAATGCTCATACCGTGACCTTGGTTTGGCTTCAATGCTTTAACCCACCACTTGCTGCCGTCTGGCATTGTGGCCTGATAACGACCGTAAGACTTGACGATCTTGGCGCCGTAATACTCCTCAAGGATTGGAGCAAGATCATCAAACAATAAACACGCAAGATCAAGTCTGTGCGCGCCAGATACCACGGTCTGTTTAGTGCCACGTATCTTTGGCATCTCCACAAGCCAAAACAGAATAAGCGCCTGGATGATTGTCGTCTTACCGTTCTGACGCGCAACCGAAACAAGGCTCGAGCGATGCACAAACTTCTGATCGGAGTCCACCGCCAAGATTCCCTCAAGTGCATGTTTTTGCCAAGGCATCATGGTGATCTTGAGTACCTTCTCAGCCATGTCCCCCACAAGTCCAGCTAATGAGCCGGCATGGTCAGGGATGATCGTTTCCAGTCTTGGCCGATCATGGCCAGTTGGCGCTAGTTCAGGCTGGTTCGGGCTGTTGGCGACAAAATCTTCATTGGGGATCGGGGTCAAATCGTTTGCATATAAAAAAGCGTTAATTGCTTTCTCTCTGTTTTGCTTTGCGTTTGCTAGTTTGCGATTGCGGTGGATTGCTCCGCGTGCGCTGTTGCATGGCTTGCAACTTGCCACATAGCCATCTTCGAGTGAACCCCCACGATCTACTTCAACCAAGTGATCTAATTCGGTTGCTGGATTGCGATGACACCAATGGCATGTTGGGCTGTCTCGAAGCAGCTCATGTCTGGCTGACTTATATCTGTCGGTGGAGTATTCAGGGTTTTTCATAAGTCAAACAGCGTTGGATGTTGGTAATTCGGTTTGTCATGTTTGACGTGTTCTCGTTGTTCATATGTTTTCATTGCATGGCAGTTGTGGCAAAGCAATTGGCATTTGGCTAATTCTTTGGCAAGTTGATACGGGCCAGCATCTTTTAGTTTTGCAATCGTTCCCTTTTTTATTGATCGGTCTAAATGATCGTATGCGAACATGACGTGGTTTTGTTTGGTTACATACTTGCGGCGACCATCGTGGTAATAGGGATGCAAAGCACATTCGCCTCTTTTAAGTTTGTCAGCGATCACTATTTCATTTCCGCGTGTCATGGCAGTTCCTTGTTTTTTGACAATAGTTTTTGGGGTTGGTTTGCAACAGTATTTTTGTTTACGGCCTGAACCCAGTTGAGTAAATGATTTATTGCATCGTTCGCATACACGGCTTACATCACGTTTGTTTTTCTGTGTTGAACCTTTTGGTCGAGCCATCTCACGCGCCTTCGGCTTGTGCTAGCGCGGCGCAAGCGCCTTGCTCTCGGTTTGTGTGGGTTATGTTTGTTGTCGGGTTCATGTCGGTGCTTTCTTTGTTTGTTAACTGTATGTCATTTGCAGGTCAAGAGATGTGTGAATGCTCCACCCACCAGATTGCCCATCCTGGTACCCAATTGCATTCAGTCGATTATGTTTACGACTCGCCTCGGCGCTTTGCCCGTTTCATTTCGTCTTACATGATTCGGGACGCGCCGATCTACCCACGTCACCGTGTTTTATACCTTTCACCTTGCGAGGGGTGTAGGCCGTGCTACTAGCCGATTGTTTATGCTCTGGGATTGCTCAGAGTGTAGAGAATGTACTCCATGTCGCTTGGCTTCCAGACCGCTGCATGACATCCAGCCATCTCACACGCGTTCAACCAAATCTTTTGCCCAGGTGTTACCTTCCCTTTTTCGGCTTTCAGTTCTATCACCAATGGCCGACCGCCTTGGAACGGATGCACCATGAACAGATCAGGAAACCCCACGTCACCCTGCACATGTGTTGCCCATCTGCCTCGAGTGTTTTGTGCCGGCAGATCGTGATGAACCAGCCAGCCATAACGCTTGGCGATGCTGATCACCATGTCCTTAAAGTCGGCTTCGCTGATCTTTGGGTCTAACTTCATCAGAGTGATGCCGACCAAACTTTGTCAGCCAAATGCTTAATCGCCCATCGCACAAATTGTTTTGCTTCGCGCTGGTCTTCATCGTCCATGCGGTCATAAATGCTTTGTAAGCGTTCAATTGCGCTGATCAGTTCATCCAATGTCATTTTTTCTCCTGCCACATAATTACTAAAATCGTTCCCCAGATGCCAATAATGATTCCGATGATGTTTGCTGCAACGAATGTCATTTCAGCCTCTCAATGATTTTGCTTGCTTCGTGTGATTTCAACAGCTCAAGAACCGCGCTGTCATCGTTAAGGTTCAGTTGAATCATCTCCAACAATGCGAGATCATCCATGCCCTTGTCCTTGGCCAGTTTCTTGATGTAACCAATTTGTTTAGGTGTGGCAAATGCACCAGATGGAGTGTGCACTTGACCAGACGGTTGCGGTGCGCCGCCTAGACGCTCAACCTTTTGCATCTCATTGCGTGACGGCCTAGGGCCAGATGCCGGCGCTTGTAGCGGACAGTTGGCAATGGCGCGACCAATTGCGCTCGTTTCGCAGTTCTCGACAAATGATGTTGCGTTGACGCCACGGTCGGATTTGATTTCTTCTGCGTAACCTGTAGCGACTGGCACCTTGTCGTCTTTGTCGGCGTACAGTTCGCAATAGAACACGCATGCGTCACCTGTGTAGTTCATCATGCAGGTATATACGCGCCCGTTTGGATATGCAGCCCACCAGCGGACTAGGCGTTGCTCAACTGTTTCGTAGTTGCTGAGGTCAAAGCCCATCAGATGCCAGCCCAAACGCTTAGACGCTGTGCATGGTCATGTTGTCCACCGCGCTGGGCATATGCCAGTTCTCCTGTGTTGCGAATATGGCCACGGCGCGCAGCTGCGTTTAAACGTCCAGCGATGCCTTTGGTGACAGGGAACTGATCGCCAAGGTGTTTCCAAATGTCGTCAGATGTAAAGAAGCCTTTAGTTCGCGCAACGTGCAAGATCGCAGCGTCAACTTGGTTTTGTTCTGGTTTTGTCCAACGCGCATCAGCGGACGATTGTGATGCCAACATCCCTTTGATGAATGGCGCTTGTTTTCGTGCCGGCACACGGCCATCACAAACGAAGTGTGTTTTGCCTTGAATGTCGGGGTAGGCAATGGTTTCTTTGCAGATCGTGCAGGTTTTCATTGTCGGAATCTCCTGTGTCGGTTAGGAATGTGCTTGTAGTGCTTTGATTGCTAAGTCGAGTGTAGTCACATCGTAAAGCGGCATTGGGTCTTCTAATGACAACTGGTTTTTCATTGTCTTTAGTCGTTGGATGATGCTTGCGTGTGGGTTTTTGCTGACTGCCATAATCTCGTCAATGAGACCGAACATTGCCATTGTGTGGTTTGCTAATGCGGTGCGTTCTAACACAAGTTTGCGTGTCTCTTCAGTCAGTTCGCCTTGGTTGTATGCAGTACCTTCGCTCATTTGACGCTCCATGGCCCCCAGCCGAACCCGTAGCGTTCGACACCGTAGTTGTAGATTGCTAACCCTGCGCGCAAATTAGTCACGGGGTCTAACAGACTTTGTTTGTCGGTAATTAGATTTTGTGCGCGCAACCATTTTTGCCAACCACCCCAATTAATTTGCAGCAACCCGTATGAGCCGCCATAAGGGTCTTTGGAGTTGACAGCGGTTCCGACACAAGATGACTCTCGAGCCATGATTGACTGCAGTACGGTGCGCTGATCGGCAGGCCAGCCCAGGTTGACGGCAAGCGCGCTGAACTGCTCACAGGCTGACGTGTACGGGTCAATGTAGATCGTTGAGCTTGTGGTCGTGGTTGGCTCAATCAGGTACGGCTGGACGCTTATTGGTGCCAGCGCAATAGTGCCAGACGGGGCACCAGACGCGTCAGGAGCGCCTACAGCGACCGTAAAGCCAAAGACCGTACAAAGCACTAACCCAATGATTTTTTCTGCAAAGTAGTTCATCGTTTCTCCAAAGGTATTGGCTGACCCCATTCTGAGGTAACCGTTCTGAATGCGATTTGTCCTAATAGGAACTTGCCCGAGTCGGGATTGGTGAAGATTTGCACCAAGATTTCTTGACCGTTGTCCATCACTCCCGTATAGACGCTGTAGTCAAATATCTGAATGTCAGTCATTGCCTGTCCTTTTGTCGGTACTCCGACCCTAGAACATAGATCAAGCCTTAGGTGGGATTTCCCCAAACACCTTTAAGAATGCGGCTTTTACCCAGATCACCGAGTCGGCGGCCTGTGGTGAAATCTCAATATGAAACCAGCGTCCCCCGGGTGCACCTGACACGGTTTTGGTGTCATAATTTTTCCAAGCCTGTCGATCACAGCGCCATGCGCGACCAAACTCTTTAGGGAAATAGTCAATAACCATCTGGATTCCCAAGTCATTTGCGTTTGCAATCATTTGGTCAATAAATGCCAATGCGTTTTTGCGTGTTGCATTTGGATGTTTTTCGCTTGTAGTAAATCCAGCATCCCAGGCTCGACCTGTTGCGTGGACACTTAGCGTTCCTGGCTTCCCCTTGACGTCGCGCTGACCCCAACTTCCAAGATTGACAAACGCGCCATTTGATGCTGCAGTCACTTGTTTAATAAATTCGTTCATGCCGGCACGCGGGCCAGCGGATGGGCCGTCAGCGTTGCCGATGTAGTCGCGAGCGTTTGGGACGCCTGCTTTAGCTTTGGCGACTGCCACGACCAAATGCCAAGTCTTTTGGGTTCACATAGCGGATAAGTACGGGCACAAGTGCGGCAACCGCTGCTTTAACAAAGTCGGCTGGGTCTGCGCTACCTGTTGAGTACACGGCAATGACCGCTGCAATAACTGAGCGACCGTAAGACGCGAATAGGGCTTTGTCACTTGCTTTCATGTGTTGGCTCCTTTGGTTTAGATTTTAGTCCGTTGCCGGCAACAAGGCCTGACAATGTGCCTGTCAAAAATACGCAAAGAGTTGACAACAGATCAATGATTTGAGCGTCCGTAGGGGCTTGTTCCATAGGCTGGTCAACAAACAGGATGCCGTAGATAAATGCAATGATCGTGAACGCAAAACAGGCGGCCATGATTCGACCAACAAACACAATTAGACCTGCGTGGTGTTGTTCTGGTGTTTTATTCACAGGCCTGTTTCGTGAAGCATTGATACGTTGTATTGCTTTTACTAATTGTGCAACCACTACAACCCCAAACGACAACTGCAATCAGTAACGTGTACCCGAGTAAATAACGCCATTTCATGCGCTAGGCAAAGGGTTATTTGCCAATTCTGTCGCTTTTGCCATTGT